CAACATTTTGGTAAACTTGTAAAACCTACGAGCTGGAATCACCTCTTACCCGTAGAACTTATAGTGTTTAGTTACATGTTTTTGTGGTTGTCCACCACGGCGGTCTGTCTCGACCTTTTTCCCATTTTGCATAAGTCTTTTCTGCCATGCAATAGTTTCTATAAGATTCGATTGGATCCTCGCATTTATATTCATCTGGCATAGCAAGTGCAACAGGTGTCATAGGCCCAACGACTATGTTTCTTGGCAAGCTGCTTAAAGACCAAGCAAGTTTTTCATAACTGGCGTGATCTTTGTTGTATCGATAGTGGTATTCTAAAGACAGCGCAAGAAAGTGTTTGAGTAGCCAGCCGTAGTTGCCAGATGTTTCTCTGGCCCAAATCGTGCAAGGGTGGTTCATGTATGCTTTTTGATATAATCCTACTTCGTCTGCGTATTTATCTCCGTCCAATATGCGATGCGCGGTGCATAACATTTGGGCGGTTTCTAACGGCATTTTTACCAACATTTTGTCGGGCTGCATTTCAGCTGCGCGCCATGGATCTTCGTCGAAATAAAATATGTTCATGGACTAAGTATATAAAATTAGTCCCATACATACAAGTATAATTGTGGATAAAAATACGTCGAGTAGGAATTGTACAATTTGACGTTCGTTGAGTTTTTTAGGGACGAAGGACCAAGGACTTTTGGTCATTTTCCAGAGCTTTCTTACTGTTTCCATGGGGTGTTGTCTAATTTATAGGTATAAAACGTTATTTTCTAAGGGTTTTGTGTCGATTTATTCACCGCACCTCAAAAAAACGCAAAAGTTCACTAAAAGTTAGGTAAAAATCAAGGTATGGTACGCCTGAAACCCTTTGAAATCAAGGGGTCTTGTTTTCCTATATAGACAACTACAACCTAACCTGAACTTCTATTTCTAGCTTTTTACAAAAAACTAATCAGAAATTTTTTTCAAAAAGTGAGGTGCGGAGGTGCGTTTTGGATGAAAGCCTTTGTTTATAGGGGTTTTCACCTAACCTGACTGAGGTGCGGTGGAGGTGCGGTGGGTGCGGTGAAATATCTTTACTTATTTTTACTTTAATGGTTATAATTAGCCGATGCAGTTTAAACAAATACATAAGTTTATGAAGTCAGGTAGAATCCAAAAAGTAGTGCGAACCGCATTTAAAGGAGATGAGTATGCCAAAAGGAACATCAGGAAACTTAAAAGGTCGAAACGACAAACATTTAACTCACAAACAAATTAAGTTTGCAAAAGAGTTTGTTTATAACGACGGATCTAAAACACAAACCGAGTGCGCCATTGCAGCTGGGTACAGCAAAGAAAGCGCCCATGTCAGAGCATCTGAACTTCTAAACCCACAAAAATACCCTGTTGTAGTCAGATACATAAGAGAACTTCAAGCTGAAGTAGATCGGAAGTATGAAGTTACATTTGGTAGGCATGTTAGAAAACTAGCAGATATTCGAGACCAGGCCTTAGAAAAAGGTAATTTGACTGCTGCTGTGTCAGCTGAAGTGCAAAGAGGAAGAGCGGCCGGACTTTATGTTGAGCGTAAGGAGATCCGTACAGGTTCTTTGGATTCTTTATCTGAAACTGAGATCAAGAAAAGAATTAAGGACCTGTTGTCAGATTACAAACCTCTCCTGGAAGCAGAAGAGGCTGTGTTTACTGAAGGTTCTGATTAGTCCTGTTTAATAGTCTTATGGCTCTTTTTGCCAGTTTGTGTGCTTCTTTCTCAATTTGAGTACAAAGCCTAACTTTTTGTCCATTAGAACTAATTAACAAGTATTCATCAGGTTTCTTTATCAGTCGGTAATCCTGCATCGTTTTCACCTTGTTTTTCTATATGAAGCCTCAACCTTGCTAAGTACCATTGAGCCTTCTTTAAATCTTCTATACCATTTTTATGCTCGTAACGCCATAAATATTTGATAACATTTCCTTTTAAATAAGCTCGAAACCCTTCTGGTGTCATACTCGATTCGATAGCTATAATACACTCTACCCCTCCTTGATTGTAATGAGGAGGCTTGTTTACCATGTCAGTCATTTTAAGATTCGCCGTAAAATTTTTCTTTTAACCATTCGGGATATTCCCTGTAATAGTCGAACTCGTTCCGAAATTCTTTTTGTCCGTGTTCTCTTCTTTCTCGACAATTGCTGTCGTACATTTGCTGAACAAAATGATAAAACTTAGGATCTTTTTGAAGGTCCTCAGTCATTTCTTCCCATTCGTTTTTTCGCCATATTTTTGTCATTTTTTCTTTGGTATGGTTTGTATAGGCCCGTTTTTAATTCTATTGACTTTTTGTTTAATCCAATCAAACAAATTAAAAATAGGGTCTAGGATTTTAGTTATTAGTTTCATGTTGGTGTTGCGTCTATCCAATTAGGTTCGTTGCAAGTGCCACAACACTCAGGTGTGCCACAATTTTCGTGTATTTCTTTTTGTTTCCAATACATCTCTCTGATGTATTTACCCAAAGCAGCGTCATTAGGATATTCCATAACCAGCTGGTTAAGTTCTTTTAACCCTAAAAATTGATGTTCTTTGTCTCTAACCTTCATTAATCAAACCCGTAAAATTTTCTGGGACCATCTGGCATTTTATCATAATCTTCTTTAGACATTCTTTTGCCTTCATAAAAATGAATTTTGGTCCACTCACCGTTTTCTATAATTCTCTTGGTTGTGTTCCGCACACTTCCGTTAGACTCAAACAACTCCTCAACAAAGTTTAAAACAATGTCGTTTAATTCTTTCCTGGTCAAAAGTTTTTTGTTTGTAGTGTTGTTGTATTTTTGAGCTAGGTTCAAACGTTGGTCGTCCGATAGCTTTATTGAAATATTTGTTTTCATGTTATTTTCCCGTTAGATAAAAACCATAGCCTACGATTGAAACACACAAAAAAGATTGTGCAACGGCCGTGGTGTAGTTAAGTGAAAAAAGATTGTTAAATGTTCCTAGTAAATATAGAAAATACAAATCCTTCTTGATTGGCAAAGTAGATAAATCTAACCACACCAAACCAAGAACGATAAGTATTAAACCAAGTAACCGCAACATCAGTTCTGCGCCTTTTTATATATTACTTTTGCTCTGCTGATAAGAATTTGGCTGACCCTGGCATCTTCGCTAGGATCAATCCAAGTTATCTTATTTGTTGTTGGGTCTTTTTCAAACAGCACTTTACCTCTGCCCCAACCCAACATAACAGCACCTTTGCTTTCATCGTCTGTAGAATAAACAACTTCTTTGCGAGTGCCTTGTTTGTAATACTCAGCCATTGGACACCTCCTTTACAGATTCAACTGCCTCAGAATAAGTGTCTTGATCTTGGGAATCCCACTCAACCATAGGCTCAGAATCACAGGCAATATTTAATGCTTCCTGTTCATTCTTAGCCTCAACCACTTTTTCTACTTTATAGGTGTAGCTACTTTTTACTTTAAATCTCTTCATCACACCACCTCCTCAAGAATCGCAGCTTCTGAACTCAAAAGTTCGTTGTCGTCTAGGTCCTGTGTTTTTCTTGGCATAACTCCAACAATTCCGTTCGGTGTTTGAAAGATATTAACTTTCTCTGCACTAGATCGAAGAAGCGTGACTGAATCGTTTGATCCTTTTAATACAAAATCTTTTAATAAAGCCAAGTATTTTGGATCAAAGCTAACATTTTCTTGATGCTCAACTTCTTGCTTAAATATCTGTTGCCAGTCGGGATACATTCCGTCAATAACAGTAACCAATCTTGAATTGAGCGCGTCGTCGTCTGTAATAGAAACAGCACCAGACCAACCTTCATCGTCCATATCTACTCTTCTTGGTTTCTTTTTAAGATCACCAAAAAAAGAGTGTATTCTTGATGAGTTTTCTTGGTAGATGTCGAGTATCACACTCTCAAAATCTAAATGAGGTATTGCAAAAGGATCTGTGTAACAACAAAGAACATGGCCATTGGTGGCTACAATGTAAACACCTCCCTCTTCTCTGCGTTCAACAAACACACTTCTTAAATAAAAACGTGAGTCTTTTGGTTTAGCTGCAAAAGCGCAGGCTCTGGCTAACATTTCGCCGTTTAAGTGTTTTACTTTATTCATAATTAACTCCCTTAGTTAAGTTTGTTTTTACAAGTAGTGCCAACCGAAGATGACACTACCCGTCGTTTATCCGTGTAGAAAATTATTTCTCTACACTACTCAAGTCTATCAAACCTATCTTATATATCAAGTTCTTTTTTGTTTATTTTGATACACTCAACTTACTGTGGCTAAAAAAGAATCTTTATTTTGGAAAAAAGTCAAAACGAATTTGAAGTCGTTTCGGCTGATACGCATTGAGTCATGGGTTAACCTAGGTATTCCTGATGTATTGGGGGTGTCCCCAGCTGGCGTGTACTTTACTGCTGAACTTAAAGTAACCCAAAGTAATAAAGTTTCGCTATCGCCACACCAGATCGCA